AGCAGTAGTATATTGATCTCTGATTGCATTATAGTTTTGAGTAATCTCTGCCCCGCTTAGTACTTTATTGTATACCATCACAGCTGAGATTCTACCTTTAAACAAGTCACTTAATGAAGGAGCTTTACCTATAGTGAATGTAGATTTACTGCCGTTAGGTGTACTTGTAGAAGTAGAAGTAGTTACTAGATCTACAGGAGCCGTAGCAGCTGTACCACTACCGGCACTCCAATCATTTGTTGCTGTTACAAAATACCATCTACCGTTACTTAATCCACCAGCATTAGTATTAACAATATTAAAAGCATTATCTAGACTATCCCAAGGCTGTAAAGCAAACTTATTTAGCGAAGATAATACCTGAGCTTTCACTCTCCAGGCACCGTTACTATTACTATCATTTCCTACAATATAACTTACTGAAGGAGTACCGAAAGTAGTAATATATACCAAAGCCTGAACCGTCATTGCTCCACCATTACTTACCTCTGCTAAAGTAGAGTTTGTAACGCTAAAGTAAGCATTACTATCAGAAGTACTGTCTATAGAGAAGTAAGCAGGAGTGTTAGTACCAGCAGCACCATAAGAAGGAGTACTCTGATAGGCTAAATTAGCACCAGTAGAACTTAAGTCTGTCCAAGTAGTACCTGATCCAGGATAAGAATCAGTATTAGTAGCATCCCAATAGCCAATAAGACCATCTGTTACCCAGGCAGGAGCTGGTACTGCTGTCTCTGCAGCATATTGCATTTGTGATAAAATTCCGTGTGCTAACATATCTTATAATCCTGTATATCCGATTCCTTGCCAGTAGGCGTATTGTGAAGCTACTTCTGAAGAGTTTAGTTCAACATTATACATTCTGTGTGTAGCCACTCTAACTTTAGGATTTCTATTTCCAGCATCACCTCCTACAGTCATGTAGTAGTTAGTAATGTTACCCTGTCCTTCAGTATTCCAGTTGGCAGCAGTTAAACGGTCTGTGAATGATACACTATAAGGAGTACCGTTCACATAACATTTGTTATTAGACGGAGTAGAGGTATAAGTATATACTAAATGGTACCAAGTACTAGCATAAACAGGAGCATTTGTAGCTGCATAATAGTTTGGAAATGCTGGTAATATACCTCCCGTACCTACCCCTCCTACTTGGGTATCATACTGCCATACATTCTGTATCATAGCTCTGCTACTATTACCAGCTAAATCACTACTAACCCATACACCAACGTGGTCGTGGAATTTTTCACTGACAGTAAAGTATAATACCATCTCGACAGTAAAAGGAGTAGTAAAGCCAGCTTCAACAGGAATCTTACTACCTGCACTCATCTGAGCATACATATAAGATCCTCCGTTTACAAAAGAAGCATACTTACCACCAGCACCATCAGTACCCTGGCTTACAGTTCCTACTCTGGTTAGGTTATTACTATAATCAGAATTATCAGTTACTGTAGATCCTCCATCCCAGGTATTATAATTATAATCGTATATAAGCCCGGTAGTGATTTGACCTCCTCCTGCAGAATATAATTCTGTACTGCCTAAGTATAAAGCAGAAACTTCTGAGGAGCCTAAGTAAAAACTAGCTCCGGATATATCTGTACTACCGAGGTATAGTCCCATAGTCTATGCTTTTATTTTAAATTAATACACCGTATTAGATTACGATGTAGAATGTGTTTGCGTCTGGAGTAAGACCAGAGTATTCTGCTGCAGTACAAGTTACAATATTCTGTACCTTAGCCGTACTAGTATAAGTATCAGTTGAGTTAGTGATAATGCCTGTTACGTCAGCACCTGCAATAGCTTGGATATATTCTCCTGATCCTAAGTATACAAAGGAGATCATATTCAGAGCTGATACATCATAGCTACCTATCTTCTTAACTACTGTACCACCGCTTACCGTTGGCTCAGTTGCATCATTGTGATACAAGATAGCAGATGCTCCGATTACCTTAGTAGAAGAACCATCGATAGTAATATTACCAGTTAATGGTGTACCACTAGTTCCGTAGATCTCTCCAATTTGGTTCTCAAAGAGTAAGTTACCTGATTCAGCACTACCTTCTACTGCTGGAGATATACCCGCTATGCTAACGATTACATTTGCTCCAGTGTATATGATTGTGATGATATTCAAGTTAGAAGCTGAATAAACACCTAATGTCTTGTCTACTGTTAAACCAGAGATAGTAGGAGCAGTAGCATCGTTGTGATAGATTACTGCAGTACCGCCTGTTACAGCTCCTGTACCTGATAAAGTAATATTACCGGTAGCTGGACTTGCTGCTGTATTATAAACAGTAGCGATTGAGTTATCAAATACTACCGAAGTAACTCCTGTATCTGTAGTACCTGTTGTAACTACACTAGCAAAGGATAAATTACCTCCACCATCAGTAACAATCGCTTGACCGGTTGAACCATCTGTAGAAGGATATACTAAGCTAGCGATAGTAGCTTTAGGAGTAGTTAAGACTCCAGTAGAAGGATTGTAAGCAAAGTCTCCAGGAGTATCTCTGTTTACGTTATTAGTACTACCTTCAAATAATATATCGTAGTTATTATTATCTGTAAGCTCTCCAATAGTTACTTCAGTAGCACTAGTAGCACTAGTAGCAGTACCGGCACTAGCAGCATACGTTGCATAAGAAGCAGAAGTAGCGCTAGTAGCACTTAAAGCACTGTCTGCAATTACTGCATGAGAGGCTGAAGTAGCTGTGTCTGCATTACCGGTTAAGTTACCAGTTACTGTTAGAGTAACACTTCCTATACCTCCCAAAGATGCTGCAGTACCACCGCCGTAATACATTGATATACCGTTATTTGCACCAACATCATATAGATTAACAGCATTACCACCAGCAGCTTCAAGTTGGATAGCAGGATAATCAGCTCTTAATTTGATATCACCACCAGTAGCTCTTATTAGAATATCATCACTTGTGTCGATAGATCCTGTTACGATGATATCACCTCCGGCAGATGTAATGTTAATATCACCTGTTCCAAGTGTTCCTAAATCTAAGTTAATGTTAGGATATGAAATTATTTGTTGTGTAATAATACCTCCATTGGCTATAATAGCAGCTGAAGCAGTAACACCACCAGTAACCTGGAAGTCACCAGTCATTGATACCTTAGTACCGTCGTCAGTAAGTAAAGAATCTGTTAAGTGGTGATTGCCGTTACCTTTCTGTAATTTGTTAGATGTAGGATAAGTCGGAATACCTTTAGTTGAGTATGTAGGACCAAATAAGGATACACCGTAATCTGTAGTACCAGAAGTATATTCGTAGTTCCAGTCGTTGGTTGCTGAATCAAAGAAGAAAGATGCTGTATAGTTTTGAGGAACAGCAGAACCACTATCTTCAACAAGAAGGCCTGCATATCTCTGAGCATCATTAGTATTAAGTATGATAAATGCATCACCAACGATAGTAGCAGATCCTGTTACCGTCTGTACGTAAGCAAATGAACCGGTACCGTTAACGTTGATATTATCAAAAGTTTGAGTACCAGCAAAGGTATTATTGTTTGCTAAGATTGCAAATGCTGTAGAATCTAAACCGTCTAATAATTCGGCATTAGAAGCATAAGAAGCAGAAGTAGCTGTTCCAGCTGCATCAGCGTATAAGGCATGAGAGGCAGAAGTAGCATTAGTTGCTAAAGCAACAGCTCCATCTACATTAGCTCCAGCTACATAAGAAGCAGTAGCGGCAGTACCTGTAGTATTTTGATTCCAAGTAGGAACAGTACCTTGTAACCCGCTATAAGGAGCAGTAGCTGCATAAGAAGCGCTTAATGCACTATCTGCATAAGTTGCATAAGAAGCACTAGCTACGGTTGTTGCAGTACCACCGGCAATATATTCTAAGATATTAGTACCGTCAATATTTGTAAGAGTGATAATGTTTAAGCCTCCGTTTTCATAGATACCTAACTTTTTATTTACAGTAGCACCTGAGATTGTAGGCTCACTAGAATCAGTATGATAGATAATTGCTACAGCACCATCAACCTTAGTACTTACTCCATCTACTGTAATGTTACCAGAAGTAGGAGATGCTGCACTACCGTAAATCTCTCCATAAATGTTAGAGAAAAGAATATTACCACTCTCTACAGTAGCTTCACCCTGAGGTACATTTGCTGCATAAGAAGCTGTTAATGCATATGATGCACTAGTAGCAGTAGCGGCGTTTCCGGCTGCATCTGCATATAAAGCATGACTTGAAGAAGTAGCTGTATTAGCTGCTAAAGCGTTATCGGCAATTAAAGCGTGAGAAGCTGAGGTAGCAGTAGTTGCACTACCTGCACTACCGGCTGTATCAGCAATTAAGGCATGAGAAGCTGAAGTAGCTGTATTAGCAGTTTGAGCAGTAGTAGCAAAACCGGCGTTAGTAGCATAAGATGCTGTTTCTGCTAAGTTCTTAATTAAACTTCCAGTACCGTTTGTAATAGTATTACCTGTACCAAGAGTTACTAACTCCTGATACGTATCTTTAATATTCTGTCCTGTTAAATTTGCCATGGCTTACTGTGGTAAATAAGGGTAACGTGAATCATAAATCTTAATACCCGCCTTTACCATTTCTTTTAGATGTGGGGCATAAGTGTCGTACTTGAAAACGATTGGTGATTTGAATTGTACTCCTCTATCAGCGATTAACTGATATAGTAAAGTAGATTCGTTAATCAATGGGAATGTCTGCTGATTTTCGATTAAATAATTAACTAAGATCTCAGCATAGAATTCTTTCTTATTTTTAACACTCTGACGCTTTACGTCATACATGCTTCTATCCACACTAGAGCTATTCTCACCTCCTTGAGGAGTAAGTAAGCCATTATTACGTGGACGAATATATATTGCTTCAAGTACTTCATAGTATGCTGCATAGAGCAAGAAGTCTTGGATATAATCATCGATTAGGGTTTGATATGCGGCAGGTACTGTTCCTGAATCAACATAAGAGAGAACCTGATCATATAGCTTAGTACCTAAGATACGTTGTAACTCAATATCTTGAGCCTCACGTACGCCATTCTTAATAAGGGCAGAATCTAGATTATCATTGATATCTGTAAACTGTCTTAGCTTGGCTTCTGAGATTAAAAGTGTTGTTGTCATTATACTAAGCTTGGTAATGGTTGGTTAACTTCTTCTGTCTCTGCAATCGGGCTATCAATTAACATACCCGCATTTCTATCTGCCTGTTCGATATCTGCTTCTAGTGCAGCATCATCACCTACTTCAGCATCTGTAGCAGTTACTACATCTACTTCTTCAGTTCCATCTTGATAAAGCTTAAGCTGAATGATACCTAGATTAACTGACTTATTGTAGTTGATATCGAAAATGAGCTGGAAGATATCTAAGATCTCCTGCTGCATTGGTTTAATTACTGTGTTTAAAAGTAAGAGATAAGCATCAATCACTTCTTCTCTACCACCTAACTGACCTGGTGTCTTAATACCTAAGATCATTGGAGATGTAATTCTATGAGCAGTTAAGATCTTCTGCTCTACCATCTCGTTTATAGACGTATAGTATCCGTCTGCTCCGTTTTGTGGAATAGGGGTAATCTCTGGCATTTCCTCTCTGGAAGCCACATCGATATAAAGTAGAGAACCAGCATTATCTGTACCACCGTACTGAGTACGTAGCATGTTTTCGATAACTCTTCTCTCTTCATCATTACTATTTGTAAAAGTGGTAATACTTAAGCTAGGTGCTAATCCGTTCTTTACGTTGTTAACGTGGAAGTTATCCACCTCAGCATCTAGTTCGATCACCTTGAGAGCACCTACATAATCAGGCAGAGGATAATACTCTTGACCTGGACGATATGGTTGTACATAAAGTAGCTGAGAAGGTTGCTCTGCTTTTCTTTTCTCATCAAAGGCTGGGATATAAACAAGGTCGTCAGCACTTAATCTGAATCTACCTTTTTCTCTCCACTCGTTAGATAGGTAGTAACCTTCTACTTTACCTCTGTAATCTTTTTCTTTTGATCTGATCATAGAGAAGTCAATATGATAGACTTCAGCAATCTTACTACGATCGTGAGACCAGATGACTTCTAAACTAAAGCCACCAAATGTTTTATAATCAAGAGCTACTCTTTTAAAGATGTCATTCCATGACTGTCCTTCGGTATTTGCTTTATCTAAAAGCCACTCTTGTTCCGTATGTAATCCCTCTCCTACGATACCGTCAACGATAGCGTTAATACAGGTATTGTGGATAGCGGAGTTGTTTAGTAAGTCAATAAGGTGCTGAGGAAATAAGTTATCCTCGCCGTACTTTACGTACTCTCCTTTAGATGACTGCTCTTTAGCATTCCATCTTACGGATGAAGATCTAGGAATAGCCTGGAATTTAAATTTCTCGCTCATGAGTTATAGGTTATATATGAACCGTTCTGGTTTGGACTATAATAAGTAGTAAGCGAACTCTCGTTACTGCCGGAAATGTAAGCCCTTTCTGTAGCTAATAGTTGACCTACTGATTCAGCTCCTGCCTCATTCCAAGTAGTGTCTGCTAAGTTCCATACAACATCGGCTGTATTCCAAACCAAATCGGCTCCTGCGATTAGCTCATAAATGTCGAGTGTATATTGTCCTGTGTTAGCTGGAACAACTGATCCACTAACTGAGGCTACCACCCATTGTTTTTTACTTAAAACAGCCCCATCAAAGGAGCCGCTAGATCTATCGTAATCTTGACTATAGTTAAAGCGAACAGTGTCTATCGATGCTGAAGGTGTTACTTCAGGATAGAAAGCTACCAGTTGATCTTCTGCCGACTTATTTAACTGAATCATTGACTACGCTTGTTATAAATGGTAGGAAAGGGGGGCTATTACACCCCCCAATCTACCGGTTATTTTAGGATACTGTGATACCAGTAAGGACCCCTGTAAGGTCGCTACCGGAGATCTCAGAAGCTGGTTCTGGTTCTTGACCTGTGAAAGTCAAATTGTAGCCATTCAAGTCACCGAATGCAGTTCCGGTAGCACCGGTTCCGCTAAGTAACTGAAGACCATTGTTTTGACCTAGGTAGAAGAATTTACCTACTCCGTCAACTGAACCATTGTTTGTTTCAACGATTACCTTGAGGTTAGGATTCTTGGCAAGTACTCTCACCTGGTTTCTAGTGGAAGACTGCAACTTGAAGAAAACAGCATTAACTGTTTGCTCATAGAATACAGTACCGTTCTCTGGAGTAGAGCTAATAGCCTCGCTATAGTCAGAAGTCTGACGGAATAGTTCGAACTTATAGAATACACCAGATCCAGAAATGTCAGTGATAAGACCTACGTCTTCACCTGTTAAGCCAGCCACAGAACCAGACAGAATATAAAGGTTTCTGATACCGCCAGTGTTGTCACGGCAGCCTAGAGTAAAACCTGAAGTAATATCGCAAGTGCTCATATCTATCTAGTTTTTAGTGGTTAGTAATTAGGCGAGGTCGTTAGATACCCAGAACTCAGGATAAGCGATGTTAACACCAAGCTTGAATACGACTCTGTGCTTCAATTGGTCAGAGTTGATGTCGTACCACATTTGGAACTCAGTCAAGTCAGACATGGTATCAGTACCAACAACGATGTGACGAGCAGGACCAGCAACTAGACGGGCAGAACCTTCTAGACCTACAGTACCTACAACACGTACGTTAGTGAATGGGTGAACCATATCCATCAAGCCACCACGGTTAGTGATTGCATTTGGATCGAACCAGTAAGAGTTTGCCTGGCGGATACCAGCAACATACTTACGGAAGTTAGCAACAGACATGAATACTGTTAAGTCATCACGGTCAGCAACGTCAGTTGGG